ATCAACTTCCGTGGCTTACCAGCGATCAGCAAACCACGCTCATCAGTCCAAGCAGCGATCTGAATAACGGCGGCTTCCAGAGAAGTCTCGTTCAAATCAGCTTGAGTAGATGGGGTGTTGCTGTTAGTACCACCGGAGATCAAGGGGTGTGCTGTGCTAAACAAAGGCACGCCATCACCACCGTAATAAACGGCAGAGTTAGTGAAACCATTGTTCAAGACTGCAGCAGCCTTAACTTGCTTGGTGTAAGCCATAGCGCGAGCCAATGCTTTGGTGTAACGAGCTGACAAAGAGTCATACAAGTTATCTTCCACAGCTTCTTCAGTAATGGAGAAGCCTAAAGCAATGGTTTCGTGGTTGTAACGAGTTGTCCATGCTTCCTGTGCATTGTCATAGCTGATGGCTGAGCCTTCATTTTTGACAGGTGCGGCAGAGAAACCAGACAGTTTCGTCTCTTCTTCGAACGAACGCTCTGAAGTTTCGGTTTCATAAATTTCTTTATGTTGTTCACCGTAACGAGCGTACTCCATACCGAACAAAGCGTTCAGGCCGGGGAGCAGTTCTTTAAGTAGTTGTGCGCGGGAAATAGCCATGATTTATGCTCCTTATACGCCAGTAGAGTTGTTGTACTGGTGCATAGTCGCGTTGATCTTGACGATAAACTCAACAAATGTATCAGCGCCTGTTGCTGTCTCACGAACCACATCAATGATGCGGATAGGCAGCGTGTTAGTAGTAGTTTGAGTGCCTTCATCAATCGCTACTGCTGAATTACCAGTGGTGGCAGAGCCAGCGTTTTGAATCAAAGCAATGTTAGTACCAATAGCAGCGATGCCCATTCCGGCCACAACTGTGGTTCCAGAACAAGAAACTACTTGAAACAGCGTATCAGGATCATCTGCAACAACTGCAAAAATCTGCGTGCCAGACTTGATAGACTGACTTGCTGGATAGAATTGCTGTTGCTGGATTTGACCAGTTGAGCTGTTAGTAAAACTTACACCTAAGAACACACCGCAAGGCGTGGCAGTTGTTGTGCCCGTGTCTTTTTCAATAGTGCCATCAGAGATACGTTTTACCAAATCACCATAGAAAATGCTCGTAGCATAGCCACTTGCAATTTGCATCAGGCGGGTTGCGCCTGCAAATACCTGTCCACCTATTAGGTTTACAGGCTTTAGACCGTAAGGGGCCGAGACTGTAGGATATGCCATTTAAGACTCCTAAAATTTAAGTACCAGAACCGAAAGTAACCTTAGTTTTTCTCTCTGAAAAGAGAGGCATCCTAGGATCATTTTCACGAAGGAAATTGTTATCTACCGAGTCAATCTGAGACTTATTTTGCTTGTCGTAATAATCGGCACGCTGTTTTAAGAACTCTTCAGGAATACGGCACAATAACAACCCACCAATTTCAATACCGCCTTTAAAGCGGCCTTCAACGGTGGCGTGCATCATAAGCTCGGGATAATCTTCTGCTTTGCAGGGTTCATATCCTTCACGTAACTTAGAAGAAATATTGCTAGGATCAGCTACACCCACTGTACTAATGCGAACGTATCTATGTTTCCAACCGGGGCGATCATTGGGCATAGGTAACGTCTCAGGCGGACGCCACGCTTCAGGGCGTTGCATCTTTTGACGAGTATCCGCTTCACGGGCAGTACGATTTTGTGTCTTCTCAGACGATAAAACTTGATCCATTATTCACCTCTTCTTAGTTGAGCAACCTGTTTAGCGTATTCTTCCAAAGGAACCCCAAGACGGCGAGCGATCGCTGCTTCGGATGCCTTCAGCCTAATACGATTAGGCGGAGTGCTACGGGAGGCCGGGGCCACCACGTTAGCGGGCTTTGTTGCACGGCGCGGAGGTTCATCCTCGTAAACCGGTTCTGATGCCTTTTTCGAAGGGGCGTCATCTTCATAGCTCTGAGTATCATCATAATACTCAGGAAATCGTCGACGCATTGTAGCGTCTACTCGTTTGTAGTAGTCATCAGATCCCACAAAGTTTGCACCATGTTCCTTAGCCAGCTTTTGATGCAACCCGAGGGCGGATGCTGTCATTTCAGGATCGGTGCCAAACCAAGTGTTTTTCTGCATCCAACTTTCATCTTTTGGAGTAACAGAAGGTTGATTCGTACTACGTTGTTGTATTTGTACATTATTTTCTTCAACTTGTAAAGGCCTCATGTTCTGAACCTTATCAAGATTCAGCGTTGCCCGCGAAACGTCTGCCTGTGCTTCTACTACAGCATCGGAATCTCCAGACTCATAAGCTTCTTTATATCGTTTTTTAGCATTGTCAAATTCCATCTCAGCAGAACTCTTTGACTGCTCAATGTACGCTCTTGACCCAAGCGATACTTGCTGCTGTAGCTGGCGATTTTGATCCCACAATTGCTTGGCCAGCTTCTCAGCCGCTTCGCGTTCACGCAATGCCTCTTCTTTAGCACGGCGTTCATCGTGATATCCACGTGTAAATTTCTTCAGGCGCAGTTGAACTTTTTCATCGTATTCGGATAGTTCATCTTCAGTAGGATCTTCAGGTGGTGTTTCGTCGGGCTTACGGCCACGATCTCTACGAGGCGTGTCGTTTTCGATTTCTACCTCGAATCCGCCATCGTCCTCTGTATCTACGGGTTTACCCTTAACTTCTTCCTCTGCTTCATGAGGAAACTTAAAGTCATCTTTTAACTCAGCTTGTGCCATGTGTTACTCCTTATGATGCACGTGTAATACCACGGGGGTCTTCTACGACTGCTTCAACCGAATCATCATTGAGGATGCGGAATTCACGGCCATGAATCTTCAGGCGCGTACCTGAATTAGGGCGGATGATGACAAAGTCACCCTCCTTGCAACTCGGCCCACTTGGGAACCGAGTGGTATCTTTGTAGCAGTCAGGCCCAAGCTTGACCACAAACAACACGGGGGTCAGCACTTCTTCATGGTGCATGACTTGGCTTGATTTAATCAGACCAACTTCGCTATCAGCAAACTCTTCCATAGCTTCCGGCACTACACAAAGTAGGTGAAAAGTTTTAGGATCAGGCAACTGCTTAGCTTTATCTTCGGCGGTTTTATTAAGAATGCCAGACAAGTCCACGGCAGCGACGTTAAATTCAGTCATCAGATTTCTCCATTTTTTGCACGAGGTCATTGATTACATTCTCTGCTAGGTTAAGACCTCGGATCACCCCACAGATACTTCGATACTCTTCTATGTCAGCGGCTCTACCGTTGGCAAGGTGAAAAGCTTGTTCCGCTCTAAGTCGCTCAATCTCATTAACGATGTGCGACAAAAGTTTGTAGTCGTTCAATCTCTCTCCCTTTTAGGTTTTTGGGACGTTCTTTGTGCCGCTTGCATGGCCATCTGAGCGCGGTGCTTGGCGATATCAGCGCCAATTCGAGTGCCTTCAAGAAGTTGATTCTTCTGAAGTTTGTCTTTTGCAGCGGCTGCGCTTGCACCAACCTGCATAGCTGCAATTTCTTTCTGGGCCGCAATGCGTGACTCTTCAATGCGAAGCTGGTCAGCTTTGGCTGCCGCATCAACTTGTTGTTTCTGCACCTTAAGTTGAAGTTCTTGCATCTTAATTTGCAACTCTTGCTGCTGCATTTGAATAAGCGGGTCTTGCGCTTGCTGTTGAGCCTGCTGCTGTGCGGCCTGCGACTGGGCTTGTTGAGTCATGCGAGTCGAGGCTTGTGCAGCTAACTGTGCAACTTGTGCAGCCACCTCTGGAGCCATGTTCTTTCCTTGCTCCTCTGTTGGTAGCAACAAACCAACTGTCTGCTCAACTTCTTTGCGATATGCGTACGCTAAGTGCTCGTTGATGTGCGCCATCATTGCGGCTACAAGTGCCTGACCTTGTGGAGTCTGCCCAATTAAACCCATGATCTTGGGGTTCTGAAGCATGCTTGTGTGCACTGCAATATGCGCTTGATGATCCTGCTCAATAAACGCTTTAGCAGGTTTGCCAGTCAAAACATTCTGGTTCTCTTGCACTGGATCTGTAGCTTTAGCATCGTCCTCAATCGGGATTAGCTTTGCTGCATTCTTAATACCCAACACCTCAATCATCTGACGGTGTAGTAAAGGAAGGTTATATAACTGCGGCGCTGTCTGCGCTAACTGAAGAGCGGCTTGGTATTGCACAATCTTCTGCGCCATCGTTGCAGCGTTTGGATCGCTCACAGGGATTACAGCGACCATATCGTAGTCAGACTTCTTAGCACGGCGTGAGCCATCAATTGGCTCGTAGTCATACTCTTCTGGTGTGTAGTCAGCGATGATGGCTTTCAAGAGTCGGAACTCTTGACGCATTGAGTAGTGCATACGTGCTTGCACTGCGCCCATCACTTTGAGTGTTCTCTCAAGAATAGCCAATGTTGTACCCACGGGTGCTTGCGCACTCATGTCACTGACGTTCATGTCTCCTGCGGAAGCAAACTGTCTACCCTCTTGCACAATGTTCTGGAACAAGGCAAAGAGAACCTGACTGGGTTCCTTGTAAGGCAACGGCAAAATGTTGTCTCTGATGGATCCACTCGGTACATCAACATCACGAAATTCCCCCGGTGCAATGGGGGTGTCGTCACCCTTGACTCGTAAGCCGCGAGACTTAAGACCACCGGGTAAATTAGACAAAGTGCCAGCATCGACGAGCTGACGAATAAGCATAGTCGCTGACTTGGCGTAGCCGCCGATAAGGTGAATGAGTCCGTATCCATAAAAGCCAAACCCCGGTATATATTGGTAATGTACA